CCCGGCGCGGCACCGGGCCGCCGAGCCGACGCCGGTGCCTGCGGCGCGGGGGCGGGAGGAGACGGGGGCCCGGGAGAAGGCCCACCCGCGGCGTCCCGCCGTACCCCATAAGCCTGCCGGGCCGCGGATCGAGATCCCCGATGTGGAGTCGGAGGTGCGGCGGCAGGCGGATGTGTGCGCGTTGGGGCGGCAGTACGGGGGGTGGCGGGAGGGCAGCCCCGAGGCCCGCATCTGCGATCAGGCGTACGGGAGATAGAGCCGGGCAGGACCGGGGGGGGCGGGGCTGTCCGGAGGGGGTGCGGGAGTGTTCGGCGGCTGCGGGGCGATGGTGACCGGTCGCGCCCACGCGGCGGCAGCCACACATCGATACGGCCCCGCGCCTCACGGCCCCGCGCCTCTCAAAGACGCAGCAGCCCCGTCAGGGAAAAGCCCCCCACCCGTTCTCGCGCGAAGCGCCCGCTCAGCCCGCCGACTCCGCCGCGTGCGGGCTCAGCACCCCCGCCGTCACCAGCGCGATGATCACGATCCCCAGCGCCACCCGGTAGTACACGAACGGCATGAACGACTTCGTGCTGATGAACTTCATGAACGAAGCTAGAATCCCAGTGCCTTAGCTGCTTTGATCTGCAACTTCATCCACCCGTTAAGATCCACTGGGAGTGGACTGGGAGACGGGGGGAACTCCCAGTCCTCAGGGAGCGTCGCCACGAACTGCTGCCACCGGAGTTGCAGCGTTTCCATGATGCGCCTTTCCATCGCCGGAGTCACGTTCGCATACAGGCCCTCGACGCCGGCCACCTCGTGCCCCATCCGCGTCTCCACCGCAATGCGGCTGTGGCCGTCCTCGTCCATCCACTCCTTGTGCCCGTGGCGCTTCAGGTACTGTCGCTTACCCGCCCACCTGGCCACGCTGGGTATCTCTGGTAGCGGGCGCCGGGAGTCGGACATGTGCTTCGTCCCCTGGCGGTCGCGCTCGAATTTCTCGCTCGCCGGACGGCCGTCGGCAATCGGGCGCCAGTAGTAGAACGACACGTTGGCGTTGGCCAGCAGGCCGCCGGTGATTCCGAGGAACGCCCACTCGCTCTCGTGCGAGCCGAGCAGCATCGCCATCAGTTCCGCCAGGAATGGGGGCAGTACGAGTGTCCGTCGGGAGCCGTACTTCGGAGGATGCAGCGCGAGTACACCGTTCTCGCGCTGATGCTGCCACTGGACACGGATTGCGGGCATCAGGTCGTCCCCGTTGCCGTACCGCTCCATGTCTTCGGCGTGACGCTCCTCGCGGTCCTCTTCCTCTTCGTCGTCGAGCGGGTCGGATGCCGGCCATGCGGGGTAGCTGTACTCGCGGCGCAGCGCGTACAGCTCGGCGGGCCGGTTCCCGGCGAACGGCATCATCAGCTCATACACGAAGCCCTGAAATCCCCAGAACACCAAGGCGTTGCAGGCGAGTTGGAACACGTCCTCCATGCGCATGTTGCGCTTGCGTTCCTTTTTCTTCGCCTTCTTGTACTTCCCACGGCGTCGGTTCCTCTTCTTCACCGGAGACGAAGCTCGAAGCTCATCCTCGACGGCATCGTCCATCATCATCGAGAACACAAGCATGATGCTCTTGCGGTAATCGTCTCCGACGTTCGGTTGCCCTTTCAACCACAACTCCCACGCCTTGTGGGAGGACGCCCTGATGTCGCCGATCGCCCAGTCCCCCCAGTGGGGTTCGATGTACAGACGGATCATGGATTTGATGTTCCGCTTACGCAGATGGCCGACGTCCAGGCTCTGCGGCCAGACCTTGCAGTACTCGCTCATCAGGAGCGTCCCGTCGCGGCGACTGACGTATCGCTGGTTGCGGATGTCCGCCTCGCGGTCCAGGCCGTAGGCGATGGCTGCGTCGCGGTCATCGAAGCCGCCCTGGCCGTCGTACAGCCACTTTCCGGTTTCGGGGTTCTTCTTGCCGGTGTTCCAGCGGACTCGCCACTTGTTGCCGCGCGGCTCGGCGTAGGGCATGTCTCGTACCCCCCTTGGGAGATGAGAGTTGGGAGCTGGGCGGGCGGGCCGACGGGCGCCCGCGCCGTCGGCCCGCCCGGTGTTGGTCGCTGTCTACTCTGCCGTTCCGACGGGGCAGGCGCGGCACTTTCGGCAGTCGATCCCCTGGCCGCGCATCAACCGCCTCACCCGTGCCTGAATCGCGGGTTCAACTGCCGCTGCTGGGGCCAGAATGCAGACGGTTTCGCCGTCGGTCTCCAGGACGTGAGCTTCGAAGCCCGGCCGATCGAACGTCACTACCGTCGTCATAGGTCCCCCTTGTGCGTTCGGAAGACCCCCCAGGTGGATGCCCAGACTTACACGTGTGACGGCTGAGCAACAGAGCGTTGTTGACAGAAAGTCGACAGTCTAAGGTCACGATCCGATCACAAGGGAAAGGTTGTGCGGCTACCGTCGGTAACTAGTCGGATTTCAGCACTCCACGCTCCGTGAGCTGCCGCAGCATTTCGTCCTTCATCGCCTTGGCTTCACTCAGGGTGAGATGGGGAGCGGTCAGTTGGGCCGACTTGTCGAATGCCCGGTCGATCTCCTCTCCCAACTGCACGAAGTCGCGGATCTGGCCGCCCTCAATGAGCTCCGTGCCGTCGAGCAGGGTGATCGAGTCGGCGGCGCCGGCCGCGACGGCCTCAGAGGAGCCGGACCGGAATCCCATCCCGAGATCCAGCTTGGCGTAGGTGGTGCTTCGGACACGCCTGGGTGGCGATCCGTCCGCCCCCTCGATCTTCCGATACGTCGTGTGCGAGATGTCGCAGGCGTCGGCGGCGGCTTCCTTGCTGGTGAAACCCAGTGCGACCCGGCGCTGCCTGACGAGCGCTGCGAGTTTTTGCAGGTGGCGCATGGGGTCGCCGCTGATGGTGGCCATGTCGAACATGATGCCAGCGACCGTCAGAGACCACCAGAAACAACTTGGTTCATGACCAGAACATGGCGCCAGGTCACCCCGTAGGTGCACCTAACTCTCGCTGTTACTAGCGGAAACACTCGGAAAGAATAAGTTACCCGCGCGTATCGCTAGTTTCCGACAGTTTAGTCCGCTAGTTTCAAGGCATGGACAGACCCCACCCCACCTTCCCGGTGGATGGGGCGGCAGTCCGCAAGCGCCGCATGGAACTGGGGATGACCCAGGCCATGTGCGCCGACGCCGCCTCCATCTCGCGCAGCTACCTCGCCGAGATCGAGACCGGACACCGGCGCGCAATGCGGCCCCCCAAGTACGCGGGACTTCGCACCGCCCTCCAGATCCAGCTCGACGACCGCAGGCTCCTCCTCCCCACGCCGGAAGAGCAGCACGGAAAGGAAACCGATGGCCGCCACGAAGGCGCCCCCCGCCCCCATCCCGACTGACAAGCTGGAGCAGCACTTCAACGTCGCCAAGGCCGCCGCGCAACTCGGCCTCACCGACCCCGATAACCCGGACGACAAGACCGGCCACCGCTGGCTGAGGGACGGCTTCAACCGCCCCGAGGACGGCAGCAAGGGCCGCAAATTCCCCGGCTTCTACATGGGGCGCGAGTTGATGTTCAGCGAGTCCGACCTCGTCGTCATCACCCAGATCGCCCGCGAGGAGACCGTCGTACGGCAGCGGGCGAAGGACCAGATGCCCGTCTCCACCGGGCGCCCGCGACGCCTGCGGCGCATGGCCGGTACGCCGGCGCTCGTCGACTGACCCCACCTACGCCGAAGGGCCGCTCCGACTGTGCCGGCCTGAGCAGCCCCACGACTCGGCAACCGCATCAACTCGAAAGAAGGTCGCCTTGAGCGCCATCATCCCATTCACCTTCCAGGGGGCGGAGATCCGCACCCTGGTCGTCGACGGCGAACCCTGGTGGGTCGCCTCCGACGTCTCCTCAATCCTTGGCTACCGAATGGCGAGCGACGCCACCCGCATGCTCGACGAGGACGAGAAGGGTACGCACCAGATGCGTACCCCCGGCGGAGACCAGAACGTCACCGTCATCAACGAGCCGGGCCTCTACAGCCTGATCCTCCGCAGCCGCCTCGACGAAGCGAAGGCGTTCAAGCGCTGGATCACCCACGAGGTCATCCCGTCGATCCGCCGTACCGGTTCGTACTCGGTGGAGCCGGCCGCCCCCGCGTTGCCTCAGGACTACGAGGAGGCGTTGGTCGCGCTGCTGGGTCAGGTCCGGGAGACGAAGGCGCTCGCGGCAAAGGTCGCGGAGCTGGAGCCGGCGGCCACGTCGTGGCAGGTGCTGGCGTCGGGTGACGGGGACTTCTCGGTCGCGGACGCGGCGAAGATCCTGTCCCGCGACCCGAGCATCAAGCTGGGCCGGAACCGGCTGTTCACGCTGCTGGACGAGTGGCGGTGGACGTACCGGCAGATCGCGGACGACCGGCCGCGTGTGATGCAGACGGCGGTCGAGCGGGGCTGGTTGTCGGAGTTGCCGCAGTCGCACTACCACCCGCGTACGGGCGAGCTGGTGTTGGACGCCCCGCAGGTGCGGGTGACGGCGAAGGGCCTGAACGAGCTGCACAAGCGGCTCGCCGCCACGGTCAAGGGCGGTGCGGCATGACGGGGATCTCGAAGCGTGCCGAGCTGATCGCCGGGCTGCGCGCGCTGGCGGACGCGTTGGAGGCGGACGTGTCGATGCCGGTGCCCGGGACGCAGAAGCTGAACGTCTACCTGCCGACGAACGCCCAGGTGGGGCAGTTCGCTGCCGAGCGCGGCCTGGCGGTCGAGTACGACGACGAGGGCAACGCGAGCGTGGACATCACGTTCGGCCCGATGACGTACCACGTGTACAGCTACGCGGACTTCGAGGAGCACCGCGAGCGCTGGGCCGAGAAGGACGCCCGGAAGTGGGCGGAGCGCAAGGGGCTGGAGATTCGTCCCGCCGTCACCGAGGCGGTGACCCGATGAGCGCCCCGCTGGCGGTGAACACCGCCGATGGCACGGTGTGGACGCATCGCGGTTCACTGCGCGACGGCCGCGCTTTGTACGCGCCGGCGGATGTGTGCGCGTGCCCGCAGTACGTGATGGCGACGGAGGCGGAGCTCGCGGAGCACGGGATCGCCGGGGTGGCGTACGCGCTGCCGATGCCGGTGGTCGAGGCGCCGTTGTCGTTGCAGGCGGCGCGGGTCCGTCTCGACCAGTACGGGCAGCGCACCAGCACCTGGTCGACGGCCCTCTACAACGACGGCACGGAGAGGGCGCTTCACAAGATCGCGCTCACGCTGCTCGCCGAGGTCGATCGGCTGGAGCAGGAGCGGCATTCGACGAACGAGTCCCTGTCGATCGCGGCAGAGAGCCTGCGGGTGAGCCGGGACCGGATCGCCGAGTTGGAGTCGCCGGAGCGCACCTCGTGCCCGCCTGCTCTGCCGTGGGCGGAGCTGATGGACGACGACGACCTGACCGGCTTCCTCGATGAGCTGGCGGATGCGGCGATCGTGAACGCGGACCCGTTGACGGTGCTCGCACAGGTCGAGGCGGCGTGCATCCGGTGGCGGACGATCGCCGAGGCGCAGCACGGCCACAACACGGCGCCCGGCCCGGACGGCATCACGCAGGCGATCGCGCCGACGCAGGCCCTCCAGGCGGAGGACGGCGCGGAGACGGGCGGCGCCGAGTGAGCGCCATGGAGTGGCTCCTGTGGTTCGCCGTCCTGTACGCCGTCGGGTTCGCGTACTGCGTGATCGACGTTCCCGACCTGTGTGCCCGTGCGGCGCACCTCATCGCCGACCGCATCCGTCACGGGGGTATCCGATGACGACCGTCTACGTGATCACGTCCGGGGCCGCCTGGTCCGGGACCCGGCTGACCCTTCAGGCGGCGCAGGCCGCCGGGCTTGTCATCGAGGAGCGGCTCGCCTTCCGGGGCGGGTGGACGTACCGGTGGGAGCGGTCCGACCGGCCCGGGATCTGGGTGCTGCTGCACCGCGACGCCTCCCAGCCGAGCACGTGGGGGAAGACCGGGCGGCAGGTCCGCGCGGTCGACCTGGACCTGTCTGGCGTTCCGGTCGAGGTGTTGTGGCAGCTCGCCGCCGACGCGCTGAACGAACTGTCCGGGCGGGGTATCCCGATCACCGCTACCCGTGAGCAGGGCCCGGCGTACATCGGCCCGAACGTCTACGACGGCATCCGCCCGGCCCGCCCCAGCCACTGCGTGGTGTTGGCGGATGACGGCCGGTGGGCGGTGGAGGACCGTACGCCCCGCTGCGCGGAGTGCGACCACCCGCTGCCGTACCCGGGGATGACGTACTGCTCGACCCGCTGCCACAACGCCGCCGACCGACACGACGAGGCCGCCAACGGCCAGGACGGGGACGAGTGATGGCCGTCGACGACCGCGAGCCCGCTGAGGGCGACGAGCCGGACATCGCCGACGAGGTGTCGTACGCCGACACCGGACGGCCGTGGGGTGCGCGGGCCATCCGGCACCCCTCCCACGCCGCGACCCGCCGCTACCTCAAGACCAGCCCCCTGCCCAAGCAGACCCGGAGGACGTCGTGAACGAGATCCGTGTGGCCATCCTGCCCCCCGGCGTCGTCCCGCACGACAGCGCCTACAAGCACACCGATGTCGACGGCGACCGACTCCTGATCGGCACCGCGCTGTTCGATGACGGGACGCCGGGGATCTACTTCCGCACCGACCCGAACGGCTCGTCGGTTCCGCTGGCCGATCTGCCCGCGCTGATCGCCCAGTTGCAGGTGATCGCCGAGGCGTCGAAGGCCGAAGCTCAGGCGGCCCAGAACGGCGGTGTGGCGTGACCGCCCGCGACTGGCTGTACGAGCGGCTGACTGGCGCCCCCGTCCCGCCGGACGAGGCCACGACCGGTCTCGACGCCTACCGCGCGCAGGTGTTCGCCGAGGCGGCGGTGCTCGTCGAGCACGCCGCGTGCGACGCGGACTTCACCGAGGACCCACTGTTTATCGCCGGGCTCCGGGCGGCCGGCGGGCTGCTCACGAAGCCGGACTTCTTCGAGCCCGGTCACACGTACCGCGCAGCGGCCTGGGAGTTCCGCTGCGACACCATCACCCACCACCCCAAGACCAGTGAGCGCACCGCCCTCGGCTGGCTCCGACGCGGAACCAGCGACTGGACGGCGTGGGCGTACAGCGCAGCCGACTGGGGGTCCGAGTGGGCCGACATCACCACGGCGGTGACCGAGTGAGCCGCCGAGCCAAGCGCCCGATCATCGACCACAAGGCGGTCGGCGAGAAGCTCCGGGCCCGCCCCGGCGAGTGGCTGACGGTCGGCGAGTACCTCAACCGGATGTCTGCGGACAGCGTGGCCCAGTGGATTCGGGCCGGGCGCGGCGTCGGGGTGTATCAGATCGTCCGCTGGTACCAGCCCGTCGGCGCCTACGAGACCCGTACCGCACCCACCGACAACGGCACCCTCCTGGAGGCCCGCTACCTCGGCGAGACGGCAGGTGGCCAGTGAGTGCCGTGTCGAGTCGGGAGCAGCGCCTCACCGACACCCTCACCCTCATCCAGGGCGACGGCGGGGAGTGGGGCGCCGGACGCCTCCACCGCTACCGGCGCGCTCACGGCGGGGCCGTCCAGCGAGGCACCGCACGCCGCGACCTCGCCACCCTTCACCAGCGCGGATACCTCACCCAGCACAGGCCCGACGACGGCCGCTACTACACCTCCACCCGGAAGGGGGCCCTGTGACGACCGTCGCGCAGGCCGGGACTCAGGTCCCGGCCGCCGGCCCCGTGGTCGTGGACGACCTGTCGGCGGACGAGTACCACGCCGACCTCACCTCGGTGTCCTCCTCCGGGCTCCGCGCCCTCCTCGCCCCGGGCTGCCCCGCCCAGCTCCACTACGACCGCCACCACCGCCCGGCGCCGCGGCGGGAGTTCGACCTCGGGCACGCCGCACACAAGCTGATCCTCGGCGACGGCCCCGACTTCAAGGTCATCGATTACCCGGACTACAAGAAGAAGGACGCCCAGGTCCAGCGGGACAAGGCGTACGCCGCCGGGCTCGTGCCGCTCCTCACCAAGGAACACGACATGGTCCAGGCGATGGCCGACGCGATCCGCCAGCACCCCGTCGCCGGGCCGCTGTTCACATCCGGCCATGGGGTCGCCGAGCAGTCGGTCTACTGGACCGACCCGGCAACTGGGGTCCGCTGCCGCTGCCGTCCCGATTGGATGCCGCACCGTGGCGACGGGCGTCTCGTCGTCGTGGACTACAAGACCGCCAAGGCGGTCGACCCGGAGGCACTGGCTAGGGCCGTGTACGAGCGCGGCTACCACGCCCAGGCCGCGTTCTACCTCGCAGGGGTCAAGGCCGCCGGACTCCACGGGGACCAGGAGCCCGCGTTCGTCTTCGTCTTCCAGTCGAAGACGGCGCCCTACCTGGTGCACCTCGTCGAACTCGACTTCCCCGCCCTCGCGCTGGGCGCGGCCCGCAACGAGCGCGCCCTCCGGATCTACGCCGAGTGCGAGCGCACCGGCATCTGGCCGGGCTTCAACAACGCCATCACCTACCTGCCTCTGCCCCCGTGGGCGGAGAAGCGCGACGAACAGGAGTACCTGTGAACCAGCCCGTCCCCCTCCCGTCCAACAACATGCCGACCCGTATCGGGCAGGGCACCGCGATCGAACAGTCCCGTGCCGCCGCCGAGGTCCAGGCCGCTGTCGTCGTTGCCCAGCAGTGCCCCCGCGACATCCAGTCGGCGGTCGCCGAGATGCGCGAGTCGTGCAAGCAGATGGCGCTCGCCGAGCGCGCCTTCTACCGCTACCCGAAGGGCGGCCAGTCCATCACCGGAGCGTCCGTCCACCTCGCCCGGGAGCTGGCCCGCTGCTGGGGCAACGTCCAGTACGGGCTGGTCGAGATGCGCCGCGACGACGAGTACGGGCAGTCCGAGATGCAGGCGTTCGCATGGGACGTGCAGACCAACTCCCGCAACAGCTCGACGTTCGTCGTGCCGCACCGCCGTGACACGAAGAACGGGCCGCAGGCGGTCACGGACATGCGGGACATCTACGAGCTGAACACGAACAACGGCGCCCGCCGGGTCCGTGAGGCGATCTTCGCGATCCTGCCGCCCTGGTTCGTCGAAGAGGCCAAGGAGCTGTGCAACCAGACGCTGCGGGACGGGGGCGGGAAGCCGCTCGCGCAGCGCGTCGCTGACGCCATCAAGGCGTTCGAGGGGATCGGCGTCACCGCCGACCGGATCGAAGCCCGGCTGGGCCGCGCCTCGGGCAAGTGGACCGAGCACGAAGTCGCCCAGCTGATCGTCATTTACAAGTCGGTCCAGCGCGGCGAGGTTTCCGCCGAGGACGAGTTCCCGGCACCCCGCGTCAGCAGCGACGAACTGACCGGCGGGAAGCCGCCGACGGACGCGTAGCCCGTCCCCGGGTGGCCGCTCCCGCCCGCCGAAATCAGGCGGGAGCGGCCGGTCCCAGAACACCACACCAACCCCTGAACGGAGAACACCGTGAAGTGGCCTCTCGTCTTCCGCTCCCGTCTCGACGCCGCGAACGCCGACCGGGCCCGCCTGCGCGCCGAGCGGACCCAGTTCGCCGCCGACCGCGACACCCACCGGCGCATCGCCGAACGCCTCACCGACGAACTCGCCGCAACCCGCATCGTCAACACCTGCCTCACCGAAGACCTGACCGCCGCGCGCGCCACCCAGTCACAGGACGCCGACTCCCTCCAGAAGTACATCCGGACCCTGGAGCAGCAGCTCGACCACGCCCTCGGCATGAACCGCACCGAAGCCGACAACGGCCGCCACTGGCAGGAGACCCGCCAGGACAAAGGGACGGCGCGGCCGTGAGCGCCTACGACTGGATGGCCGACGCTCTGTGTGCGCAGACCGACCCCGACCTGTGGCACCCCGGCAACGGCTCCGGCTATGGGACAGCCGCCAGGATCTGCGCCGACTGCCCCGTCCGTGAGGCGTGCAACGCGCACGCCGGGCGTCTCCAGGACGACAGCGGGCACCTCATGCGCGGCATGTGGGCCGGACAGCACATCCACCGGCGCGGCCACACCCCCGCCGCCCTCCAGTCCGTGGAGCGCCGCGAGACCATCCTCCGCCTCATCGACCGCGGCGGCATGACCGCCGAGGAGATCGCCGAGCACGTCGGCTGCCACCCGCGCACCGTCTGGCGGGCCATCAAAGAACAGCGGCAGGAGGCGGCGTCATGATCCCCGAGGTCACGATCGGCGCCGCCGTCATCCTCGCCGCGCTCATCGGCGCGACAGGGCTCGCCCGCTGGTGGGTCGCGCCGGAATCCGCCGGACGCCACCGCGCAGGCACCCCGCGCCCCGTCGAGGCCCGCGTCACCGCGACCGCGTACTGCCGAGCCTGCCGCCACACCACCTGCCACACCGTCACCCGCATCCACGGCGAACGCATCTGCCACGGATGCGGACACATCACCAGCCACGCCGAGGAGGTGGCCTGATGGCCGGCCGAGGCTACTTCCACGGCGCCGATCTCCCGGTCCACCCCGACGACCCCGACGTCCGCCGACGGGCCGCCCTGTACGTCGCCGGCATCGCCCGCGACACGGACGACGCCCGACACCTCCTCGACGCACTCGGCCTCCTCGAACCGCCCGCGCCCGCACGCCGGAAGAAGACCGCGCCGCCGACCACGACCACCACCGACTGCCCCATCAACACCCGCAGGGGGGACTCGTGACCCGTATCGGCTCCCTGTGCACCGGCTACGGCGGCCTCGACATGGCCGTACAGCAGGTGTTCGGCGGCACCGTCGCCTGGGTCTCCGACAACGACCCCGGCGCCGCCCGCATCCTGACCCACCACCACCCCAGCGTGCCGAACCTCGGAGACCTCACGGCCGTCGACTGGTCCGGCGTCGAGCCCGTCGACATCGTCTGCGGCGGCTACCCGTGGCAACCCTTCAGCCTCGCCGGCGACCTGAAAGGAACCGACGATGCCCGGCACCTCTGGCCCCACATTGCCCGTGCCCTTCGCGTTCTACGACCCCGATACGCGGTCTTTGAGAACGTCGCGAACCACCTTCGACTCGGCTTCGACACTGTCCTCGCCGACCTTGCCGACCTCGGGTTCGATGCGGAATGGGCTGTTGTACGCGCGGACGAGGTCGGCGCTCCTCACAAGCGGCGCCGGCTGTTCGTCCTCGCCACTGCTGCCGACACCCCGCACGTCGGACACGAACGGAGCGGGAGCACACGGGGAGGGCGGCCCGGACCTGCGGACGGCCGTCTCACTGCTGCCCACTCCGACCGCGACGGACGCTGCACGGAGCGTTGGGGCCGATACGCCCCCGCCGTCACGCGGTGGGAAACGGCGACCGGCCGCCGCGCACCCTGGGCAACTGACGATCGCCGTCGACTGAGCTCCGCGTTCGTCGAATGGCTCATGGGTCTCCCCGCCGGCCACGTCACCGCCGTCCCCGGCCTGACCCGCACCCAGCAGCTCAAGGCCCTCGGCAATGGGGTCGTCCCCCAGCAGGCCGCCGCTGCCCTCCGGCTCCTCGCCGACCGCGCAGGCATCACACCATCCACCACCAGCATCCGCGAGGGGATCGCGCCATGACCCGCACCACCTACGCCGCCACCGTCCCGGACACGCTGACCCGGCCGGGCGCCTGGAAGGACCTGGCGGTCTGCACGGCCGAAGACCCGGAGGTGTTCTTCCCGGGGCCGGAAGACCGGCTGAACACCGAGTACGCCCGCCAGATCTGCATGGCTTGCCCGGTCCGCGAGGCGTGCCTGGAGGACGCCCTCCAGGCGGAGGGCGGGCGCAGCGTACGGAGCAGGCACGGCGTCTACGGCGGGCTCAGTCCGAAGCAGCGCTACAACCTGTACGTCACGCGCCGCAAAGGGGCCGCCTGATGGCCCGTTTCTGGCTCGGCCTCATCCTCGGCGCCGCAGCGGCCGGCATCACCTGGGCCGCGACCGGCAGCCCCCACTGGACGGCGATTGTCGGCCTGGTCGTCGCGGTCCTCGTCTGGTTCGGCGAGTTCCTCCTCGACGACCTCCGCTGACCACCCCTCCCGGCGGCCGTCTTCCCCCGGCCGCCACCCGGTGCGGGTGACCCCCACACCCGCACCGGGACCACAACCACGCAAGAGGCAGACATGACTGACAGCGCCGACATGATCACTCCCGAAGTCGCCGAAGAACTCCGGGCCATGCACGCCATCGCCCGCACCGTCAACGGCACCACGCCGATCGACGACCCCAGACGCAAGGTCGGCGAGGAATTCACCGAAGCCCTGCGCGTCCTGGTCGACCAAGGCGTCACCGTCTACCGCCTCGCAAAAGTCCTCGGCATCGGCCACCAGTCCGTGTACGCGCGCCTCGCCCGCTACGGATACCGGCGCCCGTCCCCGTCCGTAGCGCACAAGCGGTACCGGGCCACCACCATCTGGGACACCCGCCGAGCCAACCAGGAAAACCCCAAGGGCAAGCCGACCGCAGACCCCAACTGACCACACGACACAGCCCCGCACACAGCGGGGCCGGAAAGGAGACGGGGTGGTGTCAGGACTCGGCGCGTTGGGCTTCGACCTCACGCACCAGGCGGCGGACGTGCTCGCGGGTGTACCCGGTGAGTTCGACGACCTCGCCTTGCCGCATCCCCTCTTCGATCGCCTTGGCCATGGCAACCGCGAGTGCGGCGCGTGCGTCGTCGGCGCGCTTCTCGGCGGTGGCCTTGGCGCGCACCGCCTTCCTCAGGCGGGCGGTGGTCTCTTCGGTGGCCGGCATGTCGACATGTTCGCACATCGAGGTGGCCACACGAAAGCCCGCCCCACCCGGCAGATCATGAAACCTATGTGTGGCCACATTGATGTGGCATCATGGATGTGCGGCAGGGGCTCCTGATGTGAGACGCAATTCCCTTGCCCCGACCAGTACGACCGAGAAGAGAGACCGTGACGCTCGACGCCATGAACTGGGTGTGGACCAACTCCCAGTCGAAGGGCAACACCCGGATCGCCTTGCTCTACGTGGCGGACCAGGTGCGCACCTCGGCGTGCGAAGTGCGTATCGGCCAGAGGGAGTTGATGAGCGCACTGAACACGGTCTCAAAGGCGACTGCGGAGGCGGCCCTCAAGAAGGCCATCGACCTCCGAGAGCTCGAAGTGGTGTCCGAAGGGACCGGCCGCCGTCCGACCCTCTACAGGCTCCCGAAGGCCGTCGGATACGTCCGCACGGTCACCGACAGCGCCCCGAAAACTGGGGCACAAGACGAAACTAGCGCCCCGAAAACTGGGGCGCAACGAGATGATCAAGAGGTTCATAGCGCCCCGAAAACTGGGGCACAAGAAATTCGTAGCGCCCCAGTTTTTGACGCTAGCGCCCCAGAAATTGGGGCACCTCCCCATACCCAAACTACGCAGGCAAGCCAGCAGGCGCCCGAGCCCGACGCGTTCCAGATCTGCCAGCCGCTCGTGCAGGCCATGACGCAAGCCGGGATCACCGTCAGCTGGAGCATGCAGTCCAAGGACTGGCTGGAGATCGCCGCCGTCGTCCGGCGAGCCGGTGTGCCCGCCATGGTCACCTTCGCCGCCAACACCAAGGCCACCACCCGCCAGCCCATCCGCTACGCCACGTTCTTCCTCCGCGGCGGCTGGGCCGGACTGCCTCCCGCCGCCTCACCGGCTGCACCCCTCGCTCCCTCGGCAAGCAGCACGCTGCCCCACTGCGGCGATCTCGACTGCCACCCCGACACCCGCCTCCGCGAAGTCGAGGACACCGACGGCCTCCCCGTCCTCGTCCCCTGCCCCGCCTGCCACCCCGCGACCCAAGGAGCCCGCCCGTGACCGACCTTCACGACGAGCCTCCCACCGACGACTTCACCGCCGTCCCGCCCGTCAACCTCGACGCCGAACAGGCAGTGATCGGCGGCATGCTCCTCGCCCCCATCGGCATCGCCGACGCCGAACGCGTCATCGGCGCACTGCCCGTCTTCTACGCGCTGCGCAACGAGATCATTTACCGGGCCATCCTCGACCTCCACGGCGCCCCCGGCGTCCGCCCCGACCCGATCACCGTCGCCGACCACCTCAAGCGCAACGGCGACCTCGACAAGATCGGCGGCGCCCCTTACCTCCACCACTGCGTCCAGGCCATCCCCACCGCCGCGAACACCGAGTGGTACGCCGACATCGTCGTACGCCTGTACCGCCTGCGCCGTCTCCTCGCCATCGGCACCGAGGCCGCGTCCGGCGCCCGCATCGCCGAGGCCGAACCCGAAGTGATCCTCGACAAGGCGATGACCGACCTCCAGGCCCTCCTCGCCGAAGCTGCCGGAGGCGACGCCGAAGACAGCCTGTCCGTCGCCGACAACTGGGCCGACTTCGTGGAGGAACTCAGCGCCGGCAATGACCCCGACGCCATCGACTCCCCGTGGAAAGACCTCAACGAGGTCGTCCAGCTCAAGCCCAAGGAGCTCATTGTCGTCGGCGCCGCGACCGGCGGCGGCAAGTCTCTCCTCGGCATGAACATGGCCGCCCACGTCGCGCTCCGCCGGGGCAAGCCCGTCCTGTTCGCGTCGATGGAGATGACCCGCAAAGAACTCCTCGCCCGCCTCACCGCCGCCGAAGCCGGCGTGAAACTCGACCACCTCGTGCGGCGGAAGCTCACCGACGACGACTGGGCGCGCATCGCCCGCGTCTCCGACCGGCTCCAGAACGCCGACAAGTTCATCCTCGACGACTCCCCGGCCCTCACCGTCGCGAAGATCCGGGCCCGCGTCCGGTGGATGTCCTCCCAGAACACGGCGCCCGGCCTGGTCGTCGTGGACTACATGCAGCTCATCACCCCGGAGTCCACGAAAGGGGGCGACGCCAACCGCGCCCAGGAGGTCGCGAAGATCTCGCGCGGCCTGAAGCTGATCGCCGACGAGTACGCCGTCCCCGTCATCGCGCTCGCCCAGTTCAACCGGTCCGCCGTCGGCCGCAAGCCCCTCGTCACCGACTTCAAGGACTCCTCGCAGATCGAGCAGGACGCCTCCGTGATCCTCCTGCTCCACCGCGAACTCGCCGCGGACGGCTCCGACACCGGACCCACCGCCGGACACGTGACGCTGATCGTCGGGAAGAACCGCAACGGCGGCCAGGGCCGGGAGATCGTCCTCCAGTTCCAGGGCGAGTTCGGGCGCCTCCGCTCGATCGCACCCCCCAGCTGGTCCCCGACCGCGTCCCTCGGCGGTGCCGCATGAGTCACGCCTTCGACGCCGACGACGTCGCCGCCATGCGGAAGGAGGGCAACTTCCGGGACTTCCTCGACCAGATCACCGGCCGCACCGCCAAACCCGCCCCGCGGCCCGTCGAACCGGCCGCGCCCGGCTATCACGTCCGGCGGCCCGGCGCGTGGCCCTGCGGTACCGCCCCCACCGGTCCCGCGCCCGCCTCATGCAGCACCTGCCAGGGAGGAACCCTGTGACCGTCCACGCCATCGAGACCTACTACGCCGGCCACCTCTTCCGATCCCGCCTCGAAGCCCGGTGGGCCGTCGTCTTCGACAACCTCGGCATCCGCTGGGAGTACGAACCGCAGGGCTACCGCGTCGGCGGACAGCGCCGCGCCTACCTACCGGACTTCCACCTCACCGGCCTCGGCTGGTGGGTCGAGGTGAAGGGCGACCGGCAGCGCCTCGACGTGAGCCTCCTCGTCGACGCCGTGCACCCGACGCTGGGGCTCGGCCGCACCGACCCCTGGCACCGCACCAACATCCTGGTCCTCGGCCCCGTTCCCGCCCATGGCGATGCGGTCCCGGCGCACTTCAGCGTCAGCCGCTCCGCTGCGCTCGCCTGCGACGGCGGTTGCCCCTTCAGCGGCGCCGTGTTCGGGCTGCACCACTTCGCGCCCATGGCGGACTTCCCCGAGGCGCCCCCGGAGTTGGCCGCGCGCCACCTCAACACGCTCCTCGTCCCTGCGGGCCGGCCGTCCGGGCGCCTGCTGGACGGCGACCTGACCGGGGCGGTGCCCGTGTCCCACGTCCCGCGCATGCCGCGCCTGGAGGCCGCCTACCTCCTCGGTCGTACGGCCCGCTTCGAACACGGCCAAGCCGCATGACCGCGCCTCGCTGTACGAGTCCGCGTGGCCGGCGGATACCCGTCGACAGCCACGACGCCCGACAACAAGCCGCCACCTCGGCCCCGGTTACTGCCGAGGGCGTACGGCCGGAAGGATTCCGATGACCAGCCCCAGCCCGCTCACCGACCAGCAGCTCGCCGAGACCGCCGCCGACCGACCGTCCGCCGGTATCGGCAGCGTCCGCCCCGTCATCGAGCACGCGCTCACCGCCTACGGCTACAGCCTCGACATCGCCCGTACGCTCATCGACCGGCTGATCGCCGAAGCGAGGGCCGAGTGATGCCGATCTACCTCCCCGCGCCAGCGCATCGGCCCGGCGGCCCCGACGGCCAGGGCTGGAATCGGATCGCGCTCGGGAGTCTCGCGGGCGATCAGTGCGCGCTGCGCCCTCGGGACTACAGCCATTTCCGCGAGTCGCAGGACACCAGGCGTGCCCGGTACGGCGGCTACGGGCCGTGCATCGCCGACGGCAAGTGCGACACCTGCCCGATTCTCCGGTCCGCACCCCACACCCTGACCGCGTTCGACGACCGCATCCTTGTCCGCATCCACCCCGTCGACGGGCGCCCGTACCTGATGAACCGGCCCGAGGACGGGTGGGCGTCGCTGGCGAAGCGCTGGGCGTGGCAGGACCTTGCCCGCCTCGACGGGTGGGAGATCGGGCGCCGATACGAGGACGAGCACGGGCAGTACTTCTGGATCGAACGCGTCCCTCCGGAGCCCGCCGAGTGACCGAGGCCCGCCCGAAGTGCGCGGCCTGCAAGTGACCCGCGCGGCCGTCGGCGTCGGGGCTGGGCCCCGTCTGCCGCAGGCGTCTCACCGGCCCCACAACACCCCGCACGGCCATCCCCCGACCCGGCCCCGGCGGCGAGCCGATGCCCGGCCAGACCGCCCTCCCGCTCGTCGACCACCAACCCACCCTCTGGAGCCTCTGATGCAGCACATCACCGACGAGATGCCCGCCACGTGGGTCTGCGAGATCGCCGACGCCATCACCGCGCTCGGCCACACCGTCGCCGACGCCCACGAGTCCGCCATCGTGATCACCCTCACCCCCGACAGCCGGCACGTCCTCGAAGCGGCCGAGGGCGACGTCCTCGTCATCGGCTGGAGCGAGCGTGCGGGCGTCGACTGGGGGATCAGCAGCGACGGCGCCCACGTCCCCGCCCCTCAGCCCCTCGACGTCCACACGCCCGGCGAGATCGCCTCCCGCGTCCGCACGCTCCTCGCCACGGGCGGCCTGTCGGAGATCCCGCACGCGATGCCGTACGTCACCTCACCCAACTGCACCTGCACGGAGCAGCCGTGCGGCGGGATCATCCCCGACTCGGAGTGCCCCGACCACGGGCACCGCATCAATCCCGCCATGGGATGGCACCTCGCCGGGACCGTGTCGTGCCGGACGCTCGCCGCCGGGCGCGAGTCCTGATCTACAAGCCGGCCGCCCCGGATTGCCCCCGGGGCGGCCGTACCCCCCATCCCAGCACACCATCAAGGAGTCACCGTGACCGACCAGCCCAACCCCGCCGCATCCCCGCCCGCCGAAGGGCAGGGTGAGCCCGGCGAACTTCGGGACCTGCCCCACGAGGTGCGCCACCTCGTCCACGTCGTCGACCGCGTTCGGGGCGACTGGGCGGAGTCCAGCGAGGAGCGTCGAGCAGAGCTGTGGCAGTCCCTGCACGAGGCCAGCGACGCCGTCTGGAACCGCCCGCTTACCCCGCCCGCCGACCGGACGGCCCTCCGTGACCGCATCGCCGAGGCGCTGGTGACCACCCCGCGGCCCGGCTACCCCGGCGCGGCCAGGCATGGCGAGCACCGCTACGACGCCCGCTGCGCCCTGTGCGTCGCAGACGTCGACGCGCTCGCCGACGCGGTGCTGGCCGTACTGCCCGAGCCCGCCGACCGGGCCGCCGTGCTGGACGAGGCCGCCGACGAGCTTGTGGCGGAGATCCAGCGTGGCGCCCGGTTCAGTCACGAGGATGCCCGCCAGCCGGGCTTGCGTGCGGCGGTGGAGCTGCTACGCCGCATGGCCGCCGAGGCGCGCGCCACCGACACGCAGGACAGCGCGGCGCGCACCGTCCCGTGCAGCGCCATCGCCTTGCGGGTGCACCACGCTCCGCACCGTTGGGAGCCGCAGCCCGGCATGGGCCACGTCCACTGCGCCGGATACCCGGAGGCTGGCCGTGGCTGAGTTCACCTGCGAGACCGTCGTCCGCACGGTCCGCCGCTGGATCATCCCCGCCGCCGAACCCCGGGGTGCCGCCGCCGCCGAGGTCGGCAAAGCGTGGGCTGCCGCCGAGCGCGCGTACCGCGACCACCATGGCCTGCGCGACGAAGAGGGACTCCACGACGACGCGCTCCGCTTCCACGCCTACGACGACCGGATCGTCATCGAGTTCGAGACCGAGGCGGAGGAGTCGTGATGGCCGAGGCCGTCGACACGCTGATCACCCTGGGCTGGGCGGCGCTCGGCTGGCTGGTTGTCCTCTCCGCCGCCGTGACCGTCGTCGTGCTGGCGGTGGCGGGGATCGTCGGGTGGGGCGCGTGTGCCGCATGGAGGGGGCTGGGCGGGGCTCTCGCGGCCGTACGCGCCGCCGGGGCAGTCCGCGACCAGACGCAGGCCCACGGCGCGCCACAGAGGTGCACACAGATTCCAGCACTCACGGGGTGACACATGACCAACCTGGCCACCAACAACCCCACAGCCCGGCTCGGCGAACTCGGCGGCGACTGCCTCTGCGGGCGCGGCCCCGTCATCGGCACCTGCGTCATCACCGACACCCGCATGTGGTTCCGCGCCTTCCACGACGGCCTGACCGCCTACCACCTCGAACGCTCCACCGACTGGGCGTGCATCGACTGCGTCGCCGACAACGCCCTCGCCGTCTCGAACGGCGAGATCGGTGAACGGAAGCGCCAACTCGCCGAACTCCGCAACGGCACCCCCTGACCGTCCTGCCGGGGCTCACCCCGAGCCCCGGCACCAACACCCGCCCGGAGAACCACATGAGCGCCCGCATCACACTCCACTGCGACACCGAATGGCGCTACGGCGGCTGCCCCAAGCAGCTCCTCACCGACGCCCGCACCCTTGACGAAGCCCGAGCAGCAGCCCGAGCCAACGGATGGATCACCCACTCCGACGGCCGCGACATGTGCGCCTCATGCTCCGGGCGCGGCCCGCAACCCGCCCACGCCGTTGTCGCCGTACTGCACCCCAAGGAGCAGCCGTGACCCGCCCTCAGCGTCGCGCGTACGCCTGCCACCTCGCCGCCGTCGTCTGCCTCGGCCTCGGCGCCTGGGCCGCCGCGTACCAGCCTGGCCTCGCCATCGCGGGGGGCGTCGGCGCGGTCGTCCTGTGGCTCGTCGCCCGCGACTACCAGCGCGACCACCGCGACCTACTTGCTCGCCACGAGCAAGCCCGCCGGGACGCCGTGATGTACCCCGACCCGCAGCGCGACGGGCCCCCGCTCACCGCCAGCGAGGCGGCCGAGTGGGCGCTCATCACCGCACGCATCGACCTCGACCAGGAGCAGCAGTGACCGGCCCGTCATCGTCTCCCCGGCCCGAGCACACGCCCCGGCCGGGCGCCACCTGGGAGACCCACCTCGTCCGCACCGAGACCGTCGTGGACGACGACGCACCCGACCCCGCGCCACCCAACCGCGCGACCCGACGAGCACTCGCCCGCGCTGCGCGACAGCCGATCCGCCAGTACCCCGACGAACTCCGCGCCCGCGCCGAAACCGACGACCTCACCATCCACCCGTCCCGCCGCAACCAGGGAGCAACCATGACCGACGCCGAAGTCCGCACCGCCACCCGCCCGTACACCGGCCGCTACGGCAGCCCCATCTCCCGCCTCCACCACACCGGCGCCATCAGCGAGCACACCCGCGACGCGCTCCTCGACCGGGCGACCTACCTCGACGCCGACGGCCTCCACGGCGACGCCGACCGGCTCCGGGACGCCGCCGACTACGTCCTCGACGCCGGATGCCGGCCGCCCGTGACGGGATGGACCGAACGCTGACAGAGACCCTCTTGGCGCACGACGACGCCCGTCACTCCGTCCGATGACGGCAGGTGACGGGCGTCGTCGTGCGCCCTTCACGCGCCCTACCCATCCACGAAAGGATGCTTCCCATGGACCCCATCGAGATCACTATTTACGGGGCGGTAACCCGCGGATCTGACTACGCCCCCATCTACTGCCCCATCTGCGCCGCGACCGACGCCCACACCATCCGCGGTGAACTCGACGACGACACCATCCCCGTGACTCTCACCTGCGTCAACGGACACGACGTACCAGTACCCGCCGAAATCAACCCACGCGAAATGCTGTTCATCCTCGCCATGCGCGCCGAATGATCCATCGGCAGGCGCGCCAGCGCGCCTGCCTCGCAGCCCGGACCGTGGCATCCTAGGAGCGCGCGCCCGTCTGCTCGCGGGAAACCCGGGCCGCCGAGAACCAGTCGGCCGATAGCCGGGCGCGCACCTGCCGGGACACGGCCGGAACCAGGCAACTGGACCCTCCGCCCTCGTGGTGGCAGCGGCCCCCGGAGGGCCCGGTGCGCCCCGACCGAGACGGCCGGGGCGCACTCCGTCCCACGCTACGGCGCAGGGTTAAGGCTCCAGATCCTCCATCGGATCGTCCGACTCGGCGCGGGCACGTACCCGGATGCCGTCGCCCGGAAGCAGCATGGCGAGCGAGTTCAGCACGGCATATACCGTTTCCGTCGCCTGCCCGTGCGCCCATGCCCGCGCGGACTCCAGCGATCCCGGCCGTTCCCTGTCCAACCGTGCGAACGCCTCGCTGGCCTCCCGGACTGGTAGCTCGTCGCGAAGGCGAGCCACCAGCACCCGCATCTCGTGGATCAGCTGCGAGTACGCCTCGCCCTGCCACACCCGCTCCTCGCGGGGATACTCGGCACCCAACGCCCACTCGCGGCGCCCCTGCAACTGGCCGTCCAGGTCCCGCAGAGCATCAGCCATAGCGCCCCGGTGCTGGTCGATCAGCCCCTCGTACGGGAGAGCCGCCTCGGCCGCTCCACGGAGCCACTGCGCCCGGCTGATCTGCCGTGCGGCGGCGGCCTCGCCGATTTCGACGAGGAGGCCTTCCGGGTAGGCGACGCTGATCGCGGGGCCGACACTGGGACGGCCGCCCTTCGAGGGGGCCGAGGGCGTGGCAGGCATGTCGTCGTCGTAGACGTTCGCGCGCACCCGGTCGTAATCCGCCTCGGCCTGCGCCTCGACCCTCGCGGCCCGCTCCCCGAGGCGCCGGTCGACCTCCTGCTTCGCTTCGGCGAGCTGGGGTGCGTCGTCAAGGCGGGTCATGTCGATGAGGTAGACCGCGTAGGGGACGCCGTGCTCGGGGTGTACGCCCCGGTCGGCGTCGAATCCGCGCGTGGTGTAGGTGATGCCGTCGTCGTATCCCTGGATTCGGTGGCCGAGGTAGACGCGCTGGCCGGCGTTCTTGGCTCCGGTGAGGGTGACCTGCTGTCCGGTTTCGAAGGCGGCGGCGAGGACGTCGGCGGGTCCGAGGGCGCCGAGGACTCCTCGGATGGTGGTTCGGGTGGTGAGGAGGATGGGCAGGTCGGTGTTCATCTGAGCCCCCTTAAGTTTTCGATATGGAAAACCTAGCGCATGAGGGAGGGGTTTTCAATATGGGAAACCGTCGGAGTTGGCGTAGCGGCCCCCGCTTGACGCGCATGCCACGATGACCCCAAGTCGCGACCTTCCTGCTCTGGGGGTACGCGACCGCTACTCGCCGACGCGGACAGCACGACGGCCCCGACTTCGGTCGGGGCCGTTCGCGTACTCGCCGGGCGGGCGCCGGTCAGGGGGCCCACTCCTCGCGGTAGTCCGGATGGTCGGCCCAGGCGGTAGCGTCGCGCCGCACGACCCCCGCGAGGGCCACCCGGCCAGAGCGGAGGGCGTTGTAGCGGGCGGTGTCGCCGTCGCGGACAGCTTGATCCATGTCCCTCTCGGACGCCTCCAGCTCGGAGAGGTTCATCCGCTTGGCGTCGACCTCCCGCAGGACGCGCGCCGGATCATGCTCTGCGATGTGCAGTGCCCGCCACGACCGAGTACACGCAACGACACGCTCGAAGGAGTGGTCGACATCCACCCTGCGCGTCTCTACGCCGGGGGCCTCGTCGAACGCCGTCCAAGTCTCCCCGGACCGCGCCAACTCGGCGTCCTCGTCGAGCCGCGCCCGCACGAACTCCACAAGATCCACAGTCAGGACTCCTCTCGCTCTGCCGCCGGGGGCCGGTTCTGCCCCGAGCCCTTGTAGCCGCGCAGCAGGTCCTGCACCGTCCCCGGCTTGATCCCTAGGCGCTTGGCGATTCCTCGGACTGACTCGCCGTCAGCCTGCATCTGCTGAGCCAACTCGGCACGCTCGGCGTTCCACCCGGCGCTCAGTTCCCTGGTCTTCGCGGTGATCCGCGCCCGAGCGCGAGAGCGCGCTTCCGGGTCAGCGATGCGCTCTACGTCCTCGATGGCATCGAACACGCGCTGTACCTCCTCGTCGTCCGTCACGCCCGCGCCTTCCTCGAAACAGGCGGGCCTCACTCAGGTGCGTATGGTGACCCAACGCCAACTAGTGTAAGGTCACCTTACATGGCCGGGTGTGAGCCCGCGCTACTCAACAAGAACGGCCCCGACCGGTGTGTGAGAGCCCGGTCGGGGCCAGCCACCTCACCTGAGCTACCAGGAGAAACAGCCGTGGGACACGGTAACGGCAACACCCAGACCCAGCCCACCCCGCGCCGACGCGTCATCGCCACCGGCTACATCCGCCGCGCACCCATCCCCCCGGCCGCCCGCGCCGCGATCGCCCGCCTCGAACGCGCCCTCGACCCCACCGCTCCCGCCGCCCGCATCCCCGCGCTCTACCAGTCCATCGCCCGCCGGATCCTCGCCACCCGCCACATGGCCGACGTCCAGCTCCTCGACGTCGCGCGCGTCCGCTCCGTCTTCCTCCTCACCGTCCGCCACCGCCACGGCGACCGCCCCTACAGCATCTACGCCTACCGGCAGCCCACCCCCATCGAGTGCGACCCCGGCCTCGCCAACCCCCGCCAGCCCGGCGAATGGATCCAGATCAACTGGCGCGACGGACAGCACGACGAACTCGACCACCTCACCGCCGACGCCACCGCCTGGGCCCACCACCACGCCGCCACCCGCATCGCCCACCTCCACCGCCGCACCGCCGAATGGCAGGCCCTCACCGACACGCGGCAGGCGGCCACCCGATGAGCGAGCCCCAGCCCGAGCCGGACCGCACCCCGCGCCCCAACCCGATCCTCGCCCAGCCCGCGACCGTCGCCGACTGCGCCCGCGACTACGAGGACGCCGCCGACGTACGCCGCCGCCTCGACCAGCAGATCACCGGAGGCCGCTGATGGGCTGGCTCCGACGCCGCGAGCAGACCACCGTCGACTACTGGGGCACCCCCGTCACCGGCCCGGCCGACCGCTTCCGCCGCCACAAGACCACCGGCGCCAAGGCCGCGGACCGCGCCGCCCAGAAGTGGGAGAACGCCGAGCGCGCCGCCGAAGGCCAGCCCCGACGACGACGCCGATGGGGGCGATGACGGAGCGCCTCCTCTACGGCCTCACCCACTAACCCCACCCCAGACCGCCGGTCTCCCGCGCACACCGCATCCCCCACGGCCGCGGGAGACCGGCACCCACACTCCGCCCGGGAGCAGCACGTGAAGACCCGCAAGATCGAGCGGACCCGCCTCGTCCCCCACACTGTCGACGGGGAGACCGAGTACGTCGAGGACACCCAGTACATCGAGGTCTCCGTCCCGCCCCGCGACTGGGACGCCGCCGTCCGTACCGCCGTCACCATCGGCGCCGTCGTCCTCGTCACCGCGTCCCTCGTCTGGACGACCACGTCCGTCGGCGGCCTCCTCGCAATGGCCACCATCGCCGTCGTCGCCTATGCGGCCGGCGTCGCCTTCGACGCCTCCTGGATCCTGTGCATGGGCGCCGAGTGGCTGCTGCGCTACGACCCTGAGCGGGCCGCCGTACCTCGCCGTGCCGGACACTTCGCGCTCGCCATCTCTATGGGGGCCGTCTACGCGCACGGCCAGCTCTCCGGCGAGTGGGTGGTCGGCGCCGTCGGCGCGGCCGTCTCGGCGCTCGCGAAGGGCGGCTGGATGATCGCCATGCGCGTTCACGCCCGCCCCCTCGACCCGCGCACCCAGCAGTGGGTCGCCAAGCGCCGCGCAGCCGTCGACGGGCAGCTCGCCATGATCCCCGTCCGGCGCGAACTTCAGCGAGGCCAAGCACTCATCGACGCCGAGCAGCGCTCCCTCACGGACACCGGATCCGCCGATCCGGACCGTCCGGACCAGTCCGCGGACGATCCGGACGCCGACGTCCTCACAATCCGGCCCGGCGCCATGAACAGCAAGGACGCGGTCCGGATCGCCTGGGACAGCGGAATCCGCGACGACGGCGCTGCCACCCGCTACGCCTCCAAGGTCATGGGCAAGGCCATCTCCCCGGACACCGTGGCCCGCTACATGCGTGCCCTCCGCATCGGCGCCTGACGGCCGCCGCTATCCCCTTCAGGAGCCCCTAGATGCTGCTCGTTCTGATCCTCGTCGCCGCCGGGCTCGGTCCCGGTGTCGCGGCCGGCTGGTACGTCCAGCGCCGTCACGGCTGGCCCCTCGCGGTCCTCGCCGGGATCGGCGCGACGACGTGCCTGCCGTTCCTGCTGCTGACGATGCTGATCGTGTTCCCGCCGCTCGGATTCGCGGCCGGTGTCGGGGCCGGGATCGCGGCGCTCCGCGCGTACGACGAGGGCCGCATCTGGGTCGGCACCGCCCTCGTCGGCGTCATGATGGTCGCCCTGTCCTGCGCCGGGATGGCCGTGCGATGAGCGAGAAGCCGATCACCCCGACGCGCATCATCCCCGCAGGGGAGTTCCTTCCCACTCCCGTGAGTCCGCCGCCTCCACCCCCGCGGCCCCCGGCGCCAGCGGATCGCGGTCCGGACTGGTGGGGGCGCGGATCCGGACCGTCCGGACCGCCCCCGCCCGCCCCGGTCGACGTCCACGTGCACGTCACCATCGACCCCGGCGGACCGCTCGTCCCGGTCGATCCGGATCCCGGACCACGCTGGTACCGCCGGTTCCGGATCGGCTACAACCTGGCGTGCGCGCTCGTGGGGTTCGGGATCTGCGGGCCGTGGGCGTGGGTCCTCCTCTCCATCCGCGACACCGGCTCCCTCGCCGGAGCCTGGGTGACCGCGATCATCCCCGGCGCGATCCTCTACCTCCTCGACAACGCCAGGCAGGTCGAGGCCGACCACGCCGACGAGCGGCTGATAGCCCCGCGCATACGCGCCGCCGTCACCCGCACCCTCCTCTGGGCCGCCGCCGAAGCCGCCACCCTCACCCTGCCCGTCACCACGCTCGTCTACCTCATCACCGGAGTGCAGCCCTCATGAGCACGCTCGCCGTCGGCCAGTACACGGCCACCACCATCTCCACCGCCGGATTCGCCCTCGGGCTCGCCCTCCTCGGCACCGAGCTGTGGCGCTGGCACAAGGGCGGGAAGGGCAAGGGCGACGACGGGGGAGGCGCCGCCAAGGACCCCAAGGCGCTCATCCCGCTCGCATCCGGCATCGTCTCCGGCATCCTGATGATCGCCTGCCCCGCCGGACTCCTCGGCTCCCTCGCCGACATGCTCCGCTGGGGCGGAAACTCGGTCGGCGACTTCGCCATGCACGCACTCACCGGCACCAGGAGCACGACCTTCGGGGGCGCCGCCGCACCCCGCATCGACGACAAAGGCGCCGTCGTCGTCACCGCGCTCTTCGTCGCCCTGTTCCTCCTGCGGAAGTCCTTCGCGAAGGTCGTCAAGGGCAAATGGAAGAAAGGGGCGTTGATCGGCGTCCTTCTCTCCGTCAGCACCGGTGTCGCCGCGATCGTCGCCCAGCAGGTCACCGAAGGCGCCAACGGGATCGGCGCCTGGGCCCTCGGCGGCCTCGCCACATGGAGCCCCGTATGAGCACCCCCACGACCGTCCAGTGGCTCCGGCGGGCCGTCGACAGGATCGGCCGCGGCTCAGGCCGCCGCGCCACCCAGATCGCCACCGCCGCCGTACGGACCGCCCGCCGCGTCTGGGACGGCGGCACCGGCTGGCTGGGCGAGGCGACCGGCGTCATCTCCTGGGCGCTCCGCGCCGCCGCCCTACTCGGCGCCGCCCTCATCGCGCGCACGATCATCACCGCGGTCGCGACCGGCCTGTACGAGCGCATCGCCCACGGGGGAGCGCCCTGGCTCCTCTGGGGCGCCGCCCTCGCATGGACGGTCGCCGCCTACCGCGCCGGCGCCGACGGCTGGACGCCCGGCAAGACGGCCGCCGCAGACGCTCCGGACACGCCCATCGAGGGCCACGAACAGCCCGGCGCCGAGGAGCCCCCGCCAACCCCCTCCAAACCCTGGCGGCCATCCACCGTCGAGCTGGTCGCCGCGGTCCGCGACATCGGCACCCCCCACGCCCAGCTCAAGCCCCTCGCCGAACACCTCCGCGTGACCACCGACACGGTTCGTGCGGTAGCCGCCGAGATGGGGTGGCGGGTGAAGGACGTCCGGATGGTCGGCCGGTCGGCGTCCGCTGGGCTGCGCTGGGACGAGATGCCCTCCCCACCCCCTCTCGGCCCCTCTCCGAGTGTCGTCGGTGCAGGTCAGGCGGCCGACGACAACGACGACGACACGAGCGAGGGGGAACCCCGAGAGGGGTTGCGTGTACGGCGCACCGAGACCGCGACCTACATCTACGACCCCGCCGACGCCCACCAACACCACAAGATCTGAGGAGCACCATGTGCATCTGCGGCTCCCTCCCCGACCACGACACCTGCTCCCGCTGCCACCCGCCATCCGACCTCCCCGGCGACGACTGGGAAGCCCCCACCGCCATCACGCCCACGCCGCCACTCCCGTACGACGAGGAACCGTTCTGATGCGCACCTACGCCACCGCCCAGCAGATCGGCGACCGCACCCACCAGTGCGATGCCACCGCCTACGCAAAGCACTCCTCCGGCGCCGAGGCGTACGTCATCCTCGACGGCATCGGCTCCACCGACGAAGTCCGCGACTGGACCCTCTCCGCCGCCGACCGCCTTGCGCAGACGGCCGCACGCCTCGGCGACGCCGAAGCCGGCCTGCGCGCCGAGTATGAGCGGTACGCCGCCGAGCCTGCCCGCAGCGAACCCTGGGCAAGTGACGACCTTCCGCACGCCGCCGCCGTCGTGGCCGTCACCGCCCCCGAACACCCCCTCACCGTCGCCTGGTGCGGCGACTCCCGCGCCTACCTCCTCACCGGCGGCACTATCCGGTGTCTCACCAACGACCACAACCTGCGGCGCACCCTCGGAGGGAACCGCAACCTCCTCACCTCCTGCCTCGGCGCCTCGGAGACGGACCAGGAGGTGGAGAACCTCCACGGGCACCCGGCGATCGAGTCCACCACCTGCGACGGGGGTGACTCCCGTCTCCTCCTCGCGTCCGACGGCGCCTACGAGCCGCTGGAGGACTCCTGCTGTGACCTCGCCGCCTTCCTGACCGGCGCCCCCGGCGAGGCGGCGCGCGGCTTCGTCGAGGCGGCGATTGAACGCTGCGGCCCGCACGCCGACAACGCCACCGCCCTCATCGCCGACCTGAGTTGACACTCCTGCCACACTGCCTTCAAGCCCGCCGCACATCCCCCCGATGCGGCGGGCCTACCGCATGCCCGGCTCGCGCGGTGCGGGTGCGGCGATGGCGCGGGCCACCCAGCCGGGGCCGACGATGTCCGACGGCAGCAGGGTCGGCCGGGCGTCCAGCGCGGCGCACAGGCGGTCCAGGGCGGTCTGGCACGCCTCCCGGCTCGTCGCGCGCACCATGTACACCGTCTCGTCCATGCACGGCAGTCTGACGGGCAGGCAGGTGTGCCGGGGCGGCTTCGGCCCAGTTCGTGTGGGAGACGACTGCCGGAAGCGAGTTGCGCGGGTTCGTACGATCGGATCACGCCACACGCCCAGGAGCTGCGCCATGCACACCGCCCACGCTGACGACGCCCCCACCTGTATCGCCTGCCGCCGAGACCTGTACACGGACGAGGTCGGCCGCTACGCCTGCCGACCCTGCCAAGACCGTGCGGATGTCGCCCTGCGGCAACTCCCCGGACCCGGCGGCCTGTACGCGCGCCTCGCCACCGTCACCGCACCCGGACGTGGTGGCGGCATCGGGCCCGTCTCCGGATCACGTACGGCGCCCCTCCCTATCCGGCTGGAGCCCCTGTCGCTGTCCGCGCGCGGCGGGGTCGTCACCGTCCTCCAGGCGTGGCTCGTCGACTGGCATGAGCGGCTCGGCTGGCTTCACCCGCGCTGGGAGGGTGGACTCCAGGAGCAGCTCGACCAGGTCGTGCGCGCGCTACGGGCCAACCTTGGCTGGGCCGCCGCCGAACACCCGGCGTTCGACGAGTTCCTGACGGAGATCGCCCGCCTCGTCTGGCAGTGCGAGATGGCCATCACCGGAGAGAAGGGAGACCGTCGAGTCTCCGTCGTCTGCCCCTGCGGCAGCCTCCTTGGCGTCACCATCCACACCTCCGGCGTACGCTGCCGCGCTTGCAGCACGCAGTACGGGCGCACGGAGGCGCTGAGCCTCCCGCTCGCCGACAGGAATAGCGCCTGGACAGGAGTTGCAGCATGAGTCGTATCGCCCTCACGTCAGAACAAGTCGCTCAAATGCGGCAGGAGTTGGCGAGGCGCGAGATGCTGATCGTTGAGCACGTGCTCCAGCAGCCCGATTATCCGCCACTTCCGTGCTGCCCGGAGTGTGGCGCCGTCGTAGAGCAGATGGAAACGATGGATGAGCCGCCGCAGTTCGCAATCTACGAGCAGGCGATGCTGATCAACCTGGCGCCCTGCGGGCACCGATTCCGCGCTGTGGCTGGCCTAGGCAGCCCGCATTAGATCCAAGCCCCCGGAGCCCGCATCATGGACCTGCACACCTGGATCACCCAGCAAGTCGACCACGTCGAAGAGACGGCCCGCGCAGTCGAAGACCACAGCGCCCCATGGGATGGCCAGTTGATGGCCGACGCCGCCGAGTGGACATGGGCCCTCCCTGGCGAGTGCCCCGAACTTCTCGACCTCGCGCACGCCCACGGCATCACGCCCGACACCCTCGCCGAACTCGACCGACCGCAGCCGCCCGAGCGGAAGCCCGTCACCGGCCCGCGAGCCGGGCACTGGCTAACTCCGTCGGTCAGCACCAGCGACATACTCGCCGCGCTACGCAAGCTCCGCTGGTAGCCGAGCAGGTAGACAGTCGTGTCGAGTTGACACCGGGTTCGAGCGAAGCCATTCTGTGCTCAGATAGAACTTCTGTCGCAAAGGCCACCCCCAACCAGGTGGCCTTTCGTCATGCCGGGGGAGGTGAACATGCCCCAACCCCACTCCCTCATCACCGCCGCCGACGCCGCCCACTACACCGGACGCGCCGTCGGCACCATCTGGCGGTGGGCCTCCGAAGGCCGCATCAGCAAGTACGGGCACGGCAAGGGCGTCCGCTACGACGTACGCGAACTCCCCGGCAAGACCGTCGACGACGTAACCGGCGAAGTGCAGCTCGGCGACCCGCCGCCACTCCAGCAACGCCTCACGGGCGCCGCCTGAGGCGCCACAAGCAGGGACGCCGTCGGCAGACGAAGGCTGTCGTCCATAGCTGGCCAGCACCGGTTCGACTCCGGAACGGCGGCGCTCCCCGAAGTCGAAGGAAGCCATGAGTACCACCGCAGACAGCACGCGCTATCTCAAGACCGTGTGGCGCGGGGAGAAGCCCTGGGAGCGGAAAGCTCTCTACGTCGGGCACGTCCAGCCGCGCGGCTACCGCACTTACTGGCGTAGTCGATGGCTGTGGCAACTCCACCTCACGCCGGTTCACCTTCACCGGGACTGCGGGCGTTGGGAGATCGGCGTCTGCTTCGGGAAGCGCACCTTCTTCCTCAAGTCGCACAGCTGACGCAGCACGTTTGATGTCCCGGAGGTGACCCGTGGCCTTCCCCTCCGGAACCCCTGTCGTCACCCTGACTGGCACGCTCCCCTCCGCCGTCGCGGGCACTGGATACGGCGGCCAGATCGTGTGCACGCCCTCCGCGATCCTCACCGACCCCACACGCCACGCCATCTACCCCGGCGGCGGCAAGGTCGACATCGTCGACGGGCAGTTCACGGTCCAGCTCATCCCCAACAACGCGGCCGGGATCGAACCCGACGGATGGCGCTGGTACGTCGACATCCAGCCCGCACGCGGCAAGCGCACCGCATTCTGGGCCGACATCCACGGCGCCGACGGCGACACCATCCACCTCGACGCGCTCGTCCCCACACAGGCCCCTGGCGGCGGCGCCAGTGGAACCCCCGGCAAGTCGGCGTACGAAGTCGCCGTCGCCGAGGGCTACAGCGGCACCGTCACCCAGTGGCTCGCCTCCCTCATCGGACCCCAAGGGCCCGCAGGGCAGACCGGAGCAACTGGAGCGCAGGGAACAGCGGGAGCCGCCGGCGCGACCGGACCCCAAGGCCCGCCCGGCACGCCGGCCGACATGACCCGCGTCCAGGCCCTCGAAACCGAGATGCCGACCAAAGCCGACCTCGACGGCGCGATCTTCCTCGGCGACGTCGTCCTCCACGACGCGAACCTCACCGTCCAACGCGGCGACAACACTGGCGCCTACCGCATGCGCGTCACCGGCGGCGGCCTCGACTACGAAATCGCCGGACTCGACGTCATCGTCTCGCTGTGGACCAACCCCGACTTCACCGGCGCGCAGACCGCGATGATGCGCTGGGAGCCAGCCGGACCCCACCTCATCGGCCGCGTCCAGATCGGCACCAACCCGTACAACGTCGTCCACGACCTCGACGCCGCAGGCAACCGGCTGGGCTTCTACGGCGTCGCCTCCGTCACCCGGCAGGCCGTCACCGGCTCCCGCGCCGACGGAACCGCCCTCACCAACGCGCTCGCGGCGCTCGACGCGCTCGGCCTCATCGACGACCAGACCACCCCGTAGGAGGCCGACATGCCCCGCACCGCCCTCACCCCCGTACAGGCCACGCGCGCCGGAACCGTGCTCCCCGCAGCCGTCGCCGGAGACGTCGCCAACGGCAACTCGGTCGCCAACGACGGCCGCGTCATCCTCCTCGTCAAGAACACCAACGCGTCGTCGACCGCGCGGACGATCACGTTCGCGTTCACGAAGACCGTCGACGGACAGGCCGTCACCTCCCGCGCCGAGACCATCCCCGCCGGAGAAACGCAGGTGTTCGGGCCGTTCCCGCCCACCGACTACGGCAGCACCCTCGCCGTCAACGCCGACAATGCCGAACTGACCGTCCAGGTCATTCGCGTCTGACCCGCACCTCAACCCGCAGAGGAACCCGCATGGCCCGCCTCCAGATCCTCGAACTTCCCGCAGGCGACGACGATGAGCGTCCGCCGTTCGTACTCGTCATCGACGAGTACGTCCCGCAGCGGTACATCCTCGGACCCGGCCAGCCCGAGCCCGCGAGCGAACTCGACGGGATCGCGGAACGAGTCGGTGCCCGCGCAGTCCTCGCCTTCGAAGAGACCGTGGAGATCCCCGCGAACGAGGTCTCTGTCGATCCCGACGGATACCCGCTCAAGATCCGCGTCGAGCCCGACTTCGAAGCCTTCCGCGCGCAGGTCGAGGAAGAGATCCTGTACGCGCAAGGAAGGAACACCGACGCGCTCAAGAAGGTGACACGCCCATGAGCATCACGGAGCCGCGCGGCGCCGTCATCGAGATCATCGAGAAGGGGCGCACGACCAGTAACGACACGGCGGGCGACAGTGTCATCGTCCCCAATGACGTACGCATCAACGGGCAATCCCTACTCGCCTCGGCAGACGACCCCGTCATCGTGCACGAGGTCAGCACGCGCGCGGACGACTGCGTACGCGTCACGCTCACGCTCCTCGCTCGCCGCGTGTCCTTTCGCGCCGAGGATGACCCCGCCTAGTCCCTGAACGATCCGTCGTGGCGGCGCTGGTGATTCGACAGGAGATGCTTGCACTGCGGGCAGTGCTTCATCCCGCCCCGCTTCACCACGAAGCTGATCCCCGCCGTGCAGAAGTGCAGGAACCCAGCAGCCCAGTCCTGACCCAACTTCACCAGGCCCGGCTTCGTACACGTCGTGCAATCACGACACCCACCCGCCATTTTCAGACCCCCCTCTTCCTGGAACCCCCCTGGCCCCTGAAGAGACGCACGCTACCCCAGCACAGGAGGTTCCGGCCATGCCATCACGGCTCCCACCTCCATGCTCACGCCCCGGCTGCGACCAGACCAAACCCTGCACCGAACACGGACGCGACACCCGCGCCCGCGGCAACCCCAGCCAACGCGGCTACGGCACACGACACCGCGACCGCTTCCGAAGTGGCGTACTGGACGCCCAACCCGTATGCGTCCTCTGCCGTCGATCACCAGCAACCGAAGCCGATCACTGGCCCAAGTCGCGCCAACAACTCGAACGTGAAGGGTCCGACGCCGACGATCCGCAGTACGGACGCGGACTGTGCAAGCCATGCCACAGCAGCGAGACCGCACACCACCAACCAGGCGGATGGGCAGCCGAGCAGCGACAGTAGACAGCCCAACGGCAGCCACCAGCAGCCCAGACCCTACGGACCGCATCCGTATCAGCCCAGCACAAGCCGCATCGGCCAACAGGTCGAGCCGAACCCGCTCCGATCCGGCTCAAGGCGAACGGCGAGAGCGGCGGAACGCGTCGCGGATGCTCGCCGGACCGGCGACGCGCCCTCGGAGAAGATCATCCAGATCGGCCGGCCCGACCCTGCCCCCCCCGCATGGGTGGGGGCGCACCCCCGCGCCCGCGCACGGGAGACCGCGGGGGAGGAATTTCTGTGGTGGCGCAATCCGGAGCTTTTTGATCTTGGGGGTGATCTTGCATGGCCGTGCCCGGCCGCAAGCCGAAGCCCCCGCTCCAGGTGGTACGCGAGGGGAACCCGGGCCGCCGGCCTGTCCGGGAGGGCGTGAAGCTTCCGCCAGCCGACCTCGTCGAGCCGGATTGGGAGGTGTTCTTTCCAGGTCAGCGCCTGCCGGAGAAGCCGCGCGCGCCGCGGGGTGCGGATGACGAGGAGCTGAAGGAGTACCGGCAGGAGGTTGCCGTCTGGCAGCGGCTGAAGTTGGCGATTGAGGCTGCCGAGTTCGGTCGTGGGGTCGCCGGCCGGGAGTGGTCGGGGGTCGTTCCGGTGCTTCAGGTGATGGCCGGGCTGACGTCGGTGGACCGGTCGACGGTTGTGGACTACTGCGTGTGCGTGGCCCGACTGGAGTGGTGTGAGCGGCAGCTCAGCATCGAGGGCCTGGTGACGATGGGGCAGCGTGGGCCGTGCCGGAATCCGTTGACGACGGTCGCGACCCAGTACCGGACGCAGTTGAAGGCGTACATCGGGGAGTTGGGGTTGTCGCCGAGCGCGCGGGGCCGGCTGACGCCGCCGGAGGGTGGCGACGATGGCGACGACGACGATCCCTTCGACTGAACAGCTCTCCCTGGAGGACTGCTCGGAGGGTCTGCCGGTTCCGCGGGCTGCGCTGCACGAGCTGGGCATGGACGACGAGGAGATCGCGGACGCGGTCCTGTCCCGCCCGCTGGTGTGCGCGTTCCAGATGCCGGAGCAGGAGGGCGCCTGGTTCGATGTGGAGGCGGCCCGGCGGGCGTTGAGGGCGATCGAGTCGTTCAAGCACACCAAGGGCCGGTGGGGCGGGACGTTCCTGCGGCTGGCGCCGTGGCAGAAGCTGTGGGTGATCCTGCCGGTGTTCGGCTGGCTGTGGCATGACCCGGAGCTGGAGCGGGACGTGCGCGTGGTGCGCGCGGTATGGATCGAGGTCCCGCGGAAGAACGGCAAGAGCACCCTGTCCTCGGGGATCGGGCTGGCGCTGCTGCTGGCGGACCGGGAGATCGGTGCCGAGGTGTATGCGGCGGCCGGCTCGCTGGAGCAGGCGAAGCGCGTGTTCGACGACGCGAAGCGGATGGCGCAGACTTCGAAGGCCGTGAAGGGCCGGGCCGAAGTGCTGACCTCGGTGATCCGGGTACCGCGCACGGGAGGCGTCTTCCGTGCGCTCAGCCGGATCGCGGAGACGGCTCACGGCCTCAACGTCAGCGGCGCGGTGGTCGACGAGGTCCACGTTCACAAGAGCCGAGATCTGATCGACGCGATCGAAACGGGTACGGGCGCGCGGGATCAGCCGCTGATCGTGTTCATCACGACAGCGGATGACGCGCAAGAGGGCTCGATCTACGACGAGAAGCACAGCTATACCCGCAAGGTCGCCGAGCAGATCGTGCAAGATCCGGCGCACTACGGGGTGATCTGGGCGGCCGACGAGACGGACGACCCTTTCGCCGAGACGACATGGCGTCGCGCGAACCCGGGCCTCGGCACGAGCCCGACGCTGGCGTACCTGAGGCGCGAGGCGAACAAGGCGCAGGCGACGCCCTCCTACTATCCGACGTTCCTGCGGCTGTCGCTGAACATCCGCGAGAAGGCGTCGACCCGCTGGATCGACGTCCGGTCGTGGGACCGGGTGGCCGGCATGGTCGACGAGACCGCGCTGAAGGGGTGTCGGGCGTGGGGCGGTCTCGACTTGTCCGCAGTGTCGGACCTGAGTGCGTGGGTGCTGGCGGTGGAGTCGAAGCAGCCGGGCGTCGAACTGGAGTTGGTCTCCAGGTTCTGGCTTCCGTCGGAGCGCCTGGAGGAGCTTCAGCGGCAGCTTCAGGTGCCGCTGGCACAGTGGGCCCGCGAGGGCTTCCTGAAGCTGACCGAGGGCGATGCGATCGACTACGACATGATCGAGAAGCAGGTCCTCGCCGACTGCAAGCACTATGACGTGCAATGGATCGGCTACGACCGAATGTTCGCCGGGCAGCTGGTGCAGAACGTGGACCGGGAGACGAAGCGCGGGGTCAAGGTCACGCCGATCGCGCAGACCTTCCTCGGGCTCGGCCCGGCGTCGAAGGAACTGGACCGGCTGCTGCTGGAGAACGCGTTCCGGCACGGGGGACACCCCGTCCTCCGCTGGATGGCGGGCTGCGTGGAGACGATCGCGGACGGCAACGACAACTACCGGCCGACGAAGCCGGACCGGAAGAAGTCGCAGGCCCGGATCGACGGCGTGGCGGCGACGGTGATGGGCCTGGACGGATACCTGCGGCGGCCGAAGGCGAAGAGCCGAGTAGCGGTCGGATTCTGATGAGGGGGTGCTCGTGGCCCTCGCGCAGACCCCTCAGCCGGGTGAGCCGTTGTGGTGGGTGGACCGGCTGTGGAAGGAGCTCATCGAGCGGCGGAAGTACGCCGACACGATGCGCCAGTACTACTCGGGCGATCACCCTCTGCCGATGATCCAGGACAAGGCCCGTCCGGCGTTTCAGCGGCTGTTGAAGCAGGCCCGCTCGAACTATGCCGGGCTGGTCGTGGACGCGACCGCGGAGCGGCTTCAGATCGACGGGTTCCGGATGGGGGACGCCGAGGTCGGGGACTCGGAGATTTGGAGGATCTGGCAGGCCAACAACATGGATGCCGACTCCGATCTCCAGCTCGCTGAGGCGGTGAAGGTGGGCCGGGCGTTCGCGCTGGTCGCGCCGAACCCGGAGGATGCGGCCACGCCGCTGATCACGGCGGAGGACGCGACGCAGGCGGTCGTCGCCTACGAGTCCGGGAGCCGCCGTCAGCGGCGGGCGGGGTTGAAGACGTTCACCGACGACTGGACCGGCGACCTGATGGCGACGTTGTTCGTCGACGGCCTGCTGTACAAGTACCGGGCCCCCACCCCTAAGTCCGGGATGACCGGTCCGCCCCGGTGGGTGCCGCGTGAGGCGTCGGGCGAGGCGTGGCCTGCGCCGAATCCGTTGCAGGTGGTGCCACTGGTGGAGATTCCGAACCGGCCCGACCTGCTGGGCGAGGCGCATTCGGAGATCGAGGACCTCCTCGACATTCAGGACCGGATCAACAAGACGCTGATCGACCGGCTGATGGCGCAGGAGTTCTCGGCGTTCCGGCAAAGGTGGATGACCGGCTACGAGGTCCCCACGGACGACAATGGGCAGCCGGTCGAGCCGTTCAAGGCGGCAGTGGACCGGCTGTGGGTGATCGAGGACGAGAACGTCAAGATCGGTGAGTTCCAGGCGACCGACCTGCGCCCGTACCTCGACTCCGTGGAGGCCGACGTGCAGCACATGGCCGCGCGGAGCAGGACGCCGGCGCAGTACCTGCTGGGCAAGCTGAGCAACGTCAACGGAGAGACGCTGAAAGCTACCGAGTCAGGCCTGGTGGCGAAGATCCGGCAGCGGCAGCGCCCGCTCGGCGAGGGGCAGGAGGAGGTCGCGCGCCTGGCGTTGCGTGCGGCGGGTGATACCCGGGACAGGTCTCGGATTGAGACGATCTGGCACAACCCTGAGTTCCGTACAGAGGGTGAACTCGTGGACGCGCTCGTGAAGATGTCGACGCTGGGCGTGCCGCGTGAGGCGTTGTGGGAGCGCTGGGGCGCTTCTCAGACGGAGATCGCGCAGTGGCGTGAGTGGGCGGATCAGCAGGCGGTGCGCGTGCTGGGCGGGGACCCGGCGAGCCTGTTCGGGCCGAAGCCGGACGTGACGGGTGCGGCCGGTGGCAACGCCGACTGAGCTGGGGCGGGCCCGCTACGGCCAGGTCACCTCCACGATCCGGGCGATTGTCGAGCGGATTCAGCAGATCTGGCGGGGTCTGTCGGCGGCGGGTGTCGAGGAGGACCTGCTCGGTGACGCGGGCGCGGGGATCGTGACTGCGGTCGCTGAGGGGCAGCTCTCGGTGGCGGCTGCGGCTCAGGCGTACATCGCCGCGCAGATGGCGGCGCAGGGCGGGAGCGCTCTGGCGGAGGCGGCGTTGGTCGCGGAGGCGTTTGCGGGGATCGCTCCGGACGGCGGCCCGCTGGAGACGCTGCTGTACCTGCCCGCGATCGGCGTACGGCAGCGCCTGGCGGCCGGTCTGACGCCGGATGAGGCGATGCTCGGCGGTCTCGCCGACATGGCCCGGTACGCGTCGACGGCGGTCGCGGATGCTGCCCGGTCGGCGGATCAGGTGGCGATGGCCGCGAACCCGTCGTGCGTCGCCTACGTGCGGGTAGTGCAGCTCCCGTCGTGCGCGCGGTGCATTGTCCTGTCCGGCCAGATGTACAGCCGCTCCGAGGGCTTCTTGCGGCATCCGAACTGCGACTGCCAGACCCTGCCGCTACACGAGCACGAGTGGCCCGAGGTGCCGACTCCGCAGCAGTTGGTCGGCCGGATGTCGGAGCGTGAGCAGCACCGGGTGTTCACGGTGGCGGGGGCTCGCGCGATCGGTGACGGCGCGGATGTAGGCCAGGTCGTGAACGCGCGGCGCGGCATGTCGACGGCGCACGTGTTCGGCCGGGATGTGCAGGCGACGACGGAGGGTACGACGCGGCGCGGCGTGTACGGGCGTCGGCTGCGGCGTGCGGGCGGTGAGTTCGCCCGGGTTCCGGGTCAGCGTTACACGCGGGCGACGACGCCTCGGTTGATGCCGGAGGAGATTTTCCGGATCGCGGACGGCCGCGCTGAAGAGCTGCGGCTGCTGCGCCGGTACGGCTACATCGTCTAGCCGATCTTGAGTGTCCCCGCCGCGAGGGCGGGGCGTACGGAAGGACAGCCGCGATGGCTGACGAACCCACGGGTGTCATCGAGCCGGAGCCCGCGACGGAGCCCGCGCCCACCGACGACATCCCCACCGGCCTCGGTGAAGCCGGGCAGAAGGCGCTAGCAGCCGAGCGCAGGTTGAAGACGGCTGCCGAGAAGCAGGCCAGGGCCACGCAGAAGCAGCTCGATGACATGACTGCGCGGCTCAAGCAGTACGAGGACGCCCAGAAGAGCGACCTCGATAAGGCGGCCGAACGGGCAACCGCAGCCGAGGCCGCCGCGGCGAGCGCGACGGCGAAGTTGCTGCGGTACGAGGTGGCCGCGAAGAAGAAGCTTCCTGCTGAGTGGGCGGCCCGCCTTCAGGGTTCCACCGCCGAGGAGCTGGAGACCGACGCGGACCAGCTTCTGGAGGCCCTCGGGACCCAGCAGCAGCGCGGAGCGCCGAGCTACGACGGCGGCGTCCGGAAGCCGGCTGCCGCCCCGACCGACATGAATGCCCTGATCCGCCAGAAGGCGGGCCTGGGCTGACCGATCCCCGGCGCGGCTCGTACCGGCCGGACCTATCCGAACGGAGGCACTGAGCCGTGCCCTACAACAACATCACGTCGCGTACCGACGCGCAGTCCCTCATCCCCGAAGAGGTCTCGACCGAGATGCTCGGGAAGGCGATCGAGCAGTCCGCGACGTTGGGCCTGTTCAAGCGGGTACCGGTGGGCCGCAACCAGGTCCGCTTCCCGGTTCTCAGCGCCCTGCCGACGGCGTACTTCGTCACGGGCGACACCGGTCTGAAGCAGACGACCGAGGTCAACTGGACGAACAAGTTCCTCAACATCGAGGAGATCGCCGTCATCATGCCGGTCCCGGACAACGTCCTGGCCGACGTCGACGCGAACATCTGGGACGAGGCCATGCCCCTGATGACGGAAGCCATGGGGCGGACCCTGGACACCGCCGTCTTTTTCGGCACCAACGCGCCCGGGTCGTGGCCGACGAACATCGCGGCCGCCGCGGCGGCCGCAGGCAACGCGGTAACCGCGAACTCGGCGGCGACCGTCGGCGCGTTCTTCGGCGACATCGATAACGGCTATGGTCTCGTCGAGGCCGACGGCTACGAGGTGTCCGGGTTTGTTGCCGCGACCTCGGTCAAGTCGAAGCTCCGCAAGTCGCGTGACTCCCAGGGGCGCAAGCTCGACGAGTCCCGGGTCGCCGGGAACCTCCTGTCGCTCGACGGCCTTCCGATCTTCTACCCGATGCGCGGGCTGTGGCCAACCGCGTCCGGGTCTCCGCAGCTCTTCATGGGCGACTGGTCGCAGTTCGTCGTCGGTGTCCGCCAGGACATCACGATGAAGGTGCTGACCGAGGCCGTCATCCAGGACAACACCGGCGCGATCGTCTACAACCTGGCCCAGCAGGACATGACCGCGGTGCGGCTTACGTTCCGGGTGGGCTGGCAGGTCGCGAACACCATCAACAACGACCAGCCGACCGAGGCCAGCCGCTACCCCGTGGCTCGCCTCGACCTGCCGTAAGGAGCCCCGTCATGGCAGTTGGGCGTACGAACGAGGCGCGCACCGTCACCGTCACCACCAACTCGACGACCGCTCTCACCGCGGCGGCCGGCACCTTCCAGGAGGAGGACGCCGGCCGGGCCATCACGGGGACCGGGATTCCGGCGGGGGCGACGATCGCGTCTGTCGCGTCGGACACCGCGGCGACGCTGTCGGCTGCGGCTACGGCGTCGGGTTCTCCGTCGGTGGTGCTGGGGCGCGCGCTTCCGCAGGCGTACGGGTTCACCGGCTGGTCGCCGGAGACGGACGCGGAGTCGGAGACGTACACCGTGGCCGCGGCGAATGCCGGTACGGCCACGCCGGACCGGCTGACGAACACGTTCACGCGGGTCGAGCAGAGGGCGAGGGGCTGACATGGCGACCGCACGCAAGGCGGCGGCGAAGAAGCCCGGGCCGGTCGAGGGCGAACAGGTCGGCGAGGTTCCGGCGTTCGTCGACGAGGTCCACGAGCGGGGCGGCTGGGCGGTCGGCTACGTCGGCGACCGTGTCGACGACGCGGACGACGAGTCATACACCGTCTCTGGGGTCCTGAAGCCGGTGCGGGACGAGACCGGCGACGAATAGACGGGGAGGCTGCCGTGGCTGTGCTTCCTTCGCTGGCGACGGTGGCCGACCTTGCCGCTCTGCTCGGCAGGTCGTTTACGCCGGAGCAGGAGTTGCAGGCTCAGGCGCTGCTGGATCAGGCGTCGAGCATTGTCCGGGCGTACGTCCGGCAGGACATCACCCGGGCGACGACGACGAACGTGTTCACGATGCGTCGCTCGGACCCGCTCCGGCATGGGTGCGCGGGGGTGGTGACGCTGCCGCAGCGGCCTGTGGAGTCGGTCGAGGCGGTGTCGGTCGACGGCGTGGCGACGGCCGACTGGTGGCAGGACGGCAACGACCTGCTGCTGCGGGCGTGGTCGTGGAGCCGGCCGCCAGCAGCGCACCGGCCGCCGCAGGTGACGGTCACGTACACGCACGGCTGGGACCCGGTTCCCGGGGACATTCAGGCGATCGTGGCGCAAGCCACGAACCGGGTGATCGTCAACCCCAGCGGGATTCGCTCGGAGACGGTCGGCGGCGAGTCGGTCACCTACTTGATTCCGGCGGTCGGCGAGTACCTGGGTGTCCTCCTGTCCCGTACGGAGCAGCGGGTGCTGGACCGGTACCGGCGTACGGCGGGCTCGGTGCGGCTGAGGGGCGGCTGATGCTGTACCTCCAGGACATCGTGATCGTCCGCCCGGGAACAGCGGTCGACGAGTACGGCAACGAGAAGCCGGACTGGGGCTCGGGCGCGGCCCGCATGCCGGTGTCCGGGGTGAACGTCCAGCCGAACGGCGGGTCGACGGAGGACACCGACGACAAGCAGGTCACGGTCACCAGCTGGCGCCTGTACACCCCCCGCGGGATGGACCTCGACCTGAGGGAGACCGACCGGGTCGAGGCGTGGGGGACGACGATGCAGGTTGCCGGGAAGGTCGCACGCTGGCCTGCGCCCGGCGGCGGCGTACACCACATCGAGGCCGATCTCAGGGAGGTGGCCTGATGCCCACAGGGAGCGACAGGGGCCGCTATGTGCCCAACCCCGGCGCGTTTCGGCAGCTGGCGGGTAGCGGCTACATGCACACGCTGTTGCTTGAGATCGCGCAGAGGGGCGCCGCATCGGCCAGGACGCTCGCCCCGTCGTACACCGGGCCCACCTGGAAGCCGGGAGTGGCCCGGCATGGCGAGTACCGCAACAGCATCTACTCCGGCGCGTTCTTGCAGGCGAACGGATGGCGGGCGGAGTTCGGCGCCGCCGCAGGCTGGGCGCTTCAGGTGGAGTTCGGCACGGGGCGTACGGAGGGGCGCAGGCGTGACAGCCGGGGCCGGTTCCGGTCGACGCAGGAGCGCCCACAGGGCGGGTATTCGCCGAAGCACCGCACGCTGGGGCGTGCTCTGGACTCGCTGAGGAGTACGTGATGCGGATCAAGCTGGCTTCCTGGTATGGCGACAAGGCGCCCGGCGACGTGATCGACGTCGATGGGACGACGGCGAAGGCCCTCGCACGGGACGGTCTGGTCGCCGAGGTCGTCGAGGATGCGCCCCCCTTTCCTCCCGCCGAGGTCGAGGAGCCGGAAACTGCCGCCTTCAAGTCGCCGCGCAGGCGCCGATGAGCCCTCTGCCGATGGCGGCTATGCCCGACGCGGAGCAGGTCGTCGTCGACTTCCTGCGGGGCGTGCTGCCGGCCGCTACGACGGTGGGTACCGAATGGCCCGCCGACCTGGAGGCCCATCTCGCGGCGGGCGTGGTCTCAGCGACGCTCAGCGGCGGAGGGTCGCGCCAGCGCGGCATCACCGCCGACCGGACCGTTGATGTCGATGTGCTGGCCGCGACGAAGAAGCAGACGCGAGACCTGGCCGCCGAGGTCTCGGCACGTCTCATTGCCGCCTCCGGGACCGCGCAGCCGGGGGCGCGTATCTACGACGTCAGCGAGACGTCTCTGATCTGGCTGCCCTATGAGCCGTCCGCCGAGACGGACCCGATCCCGCGGTATGTGCTCGTGATGAGCATGGTGGTCCGCCCCGCGTAGCCCGACCAACCCGCACCCCTCATTTCTCTCACCCGTCGGCGCTGGCCGTGCGGGTCCTCGCTATGCCTGGAGGCAACCCGATGGCGAACGACGCCGACAACGTGCGAGTGGGCCTCAACGGCTCCGTGTACATCGCCCCGAAGGGGACGACCGCCCCGACCGACCTCGACACGGCGTGGGGTGCGGGCTGGGTGGATCTCGGCTACCTGTCCGATGACGGGGTCGAGATGTCGTACTCGACGGACACGCAGGACATCAACGCCTGGCAGTCCCTTTCTCCGGTCCGCAAGGTCTTGACCGGCGTCGACATGACGCTCGGCTTCACCTGCATCGAGCTGAAGACGTCGACCATCACGCTGTACTTCCCGTCGTCGACGATGACGGACGTCACGACCGGCGTGCACAAGCTGGCGATCCCGGCGGCGCCGACGCCGGACGAGCGGGCGATCGGCCTGGAGTGGCTGGACGGCACGATCAAGAACCGGCTGGTCATCTCCCGCGGCGAGGTCACCAACCGCGACAGCATCACCCTGGCCCGGTCGGGCGCGGTCTCGCTGCCGATGACCGTGTCGGCGTACGCGGACACCGCGCCGGAGATCGCTGTGTGGCTGTCCAACGATCCCGCCTGGGCTGCGGCCTGACCCTTCTCACTCCCCGGCAGGTGTGCGATGCGGGTCGCGCCTGCCGGGGTTCAACCCGCTGAACCCGCTGAACCCGCGAGGAGAAACGCATGACCACCAAGAAGCCGGCCGGGCGGCCGGTTGTCTCTCTGGACGCGCTCGTCAAGCAGAAGCGAGACGCGCTTCCGGAGCCGACAACCTTCGAGCTGCGCGGCGTGGAGTTCACGCTCCCGCCGATGCGTGAGCTGCCGTTCGAGTTGCAGGAGCGCGTCGGCAACCTCGACGACATCCCCGGTGTCCTGAAGGACGTCCTCGGCGCCGACACCGTGCAGCGGATGTACGACGCCGGGTTCACGTTCCTGGACATTGAGGTGATTGGCGAGGAGTGGCAGAAGCACTCCGGGGTCGGGCCGGGGGAATCTCCGGCCTCCGCCGATTCCTGACGGAGTACGGGGAGGCCGTCGAGTGGGATGTGGCCCGGTACTGGCCGGGCCGGTCCCTGCTGGAGCTGTACCGGGGGGAGATGTCGTGGCGTGAGCTGCGGGTCTTCCTCAGGTATCTGCCGCCCGACTCCGCGACCGCGCGCGCGGTCCGCGGGGGCACGCCGGAGGAAGAGGCGTGGACGCTCGACCGGCAGCTCCTCGCGTCGGCAGTTGATGCGATCCGCGAGAACACATTCATCACGGTCAAGCTCGGCGGCGATCCGAAGTCGACCGGACGCCTGAAACCCCCGGACCCGATCCCGCGACCGGGCGTCGACAGCAAGAAGAGCAACGTGATCCGTTTCGGTGGCCGCCACGGCTCCGGAGCTGCACAACTGGCGGCCGTCTTCGGGAGGCCCGCCGCGAACCAGTAGCAGGGGGTGCGCGGTGTCCGGTCCCGGTGGCGTTCTCGTCGGACGCGGGTACGTCTCGATCCGTCCGGAGTTTGAGGGGGACTGGTCCCGCTCCGTCAGCACTCGCGCCTCCAGCGCCGGGCGCGATGGAGCGGGCGCTTTCTCGAAGGCGTTCGGGGCCGGTGTCAGTGCCGGCCTCAAGGGGATCGGGGCGCTCGCGGGCGTGGCGATCGCCTGGAAGTCGTCCATGTCCGGGTCCCGTTCTGTGGAAGGTGCGTCG